TACGGCTTCTCGGTCATCCGTCCGCAAATGGGCGTACGCCTCTGGGGCTAACGTCTAATACGAGGCTAGTAGGGATCTACTAGCCTCGTTTCTATTTAATTTGAAAGGATTAAATCATGGCTCTTCCGAATGGTGCAGGTGGCTATCAAGTTGGCGATGGCAACCGCAACGAAAATGTTCTCGGCTACATGGCCGAGCCGCTGTCGCAAACTGGTACCGCAACGCTGTCGGCTGCGCAAGTGACCGCCGGTATGCTGTTGGTTGGTTCTGGCGCAACTACTGCACAAACCTACACGCTGCCCGCAGCGTCGACGGTAGATGCAATCGTCAGCAGCGCAGGAATCGGCAGCACGTTCGATCTTATCGTCGTCAACCTCGGCACCAGCTCTGGTACCGGCGCGCTGGCGATGGGCTCGAACACTGGCTTTACCGACGGCGGCAACGCCACGGTAGCGCTGGCGATCACTTCAAGCGGAATCTTCCGGTTCCGTAAAACTGCCGACAATGCCTATACCGTTTATCGTATTGGCTAAGGAGTCGCTATGGCTAACAACAAGCCTGTAGGTGTTGCGTACTCTGACCCTGCGCTCACAGCGTTCTATCTCAACGCCCCAGTTACTGAAACTGCCAGTTTCACGCTGGGCGATGATGAGAACTATGTGGTGTGTAACGGCTCCGCTGCCAACGTCTCCGTGACGTTGCCTAGCGGCTCTGCTTACATCGGTCGGACCGTGACTATCAAAAACCTGTCTGCAACCTATACGGTGATCTCGGCGTCGACGAACGTCAGACCAGTCAACTCAGCTACCCTCGGCACGGCGATCCTCGCCGCGACCGCAGGTAAGTGGGCGACGCTGGTTTGCGAAGACGGCACCAACTGGGTCATCATGGCTGCTGGCTAACCTGGCGGGGGCTTCGGCCCCCGACTTTTATGCCCATCATCTATCTGCGTCACCCGCGCCACGGCGAGAAGGTTGCCATCTCTGACCTGGAAGCGGAGTATGATGAACAAAACGGCTGGTCGCGCTATACTCCCGGTGAGTCACAGTCCGAGCCAGTGAACGAACTGCGCCCGCGTCGTCGCCGGGAGGCCAAGGATGCAGAGTTACTATGACGTCGTAACGGATTCCGGCAACCGCCCGATTGCGGGTGCGCAGGTATTCGTCTACAACTACGACGGCACGCTTGCTACGCTGTATGGCGATCAGGCTCTGCTCTCAACGACGGTTCTGGCAAGCAACGGCACGCCTTACATCGTTAACCAAGACCTTCTTAGCCCGCAGGCCAATCCAATTGTCACGGGCGCTGACGGCAAGTTTTTGTTCTTTGCGGCCAACGGTGTGTACAGCGTTGTCATCACGGCAGACAACTACGACACCCGCACGCTGGTCGCCACGCTGAACGACCCAACGCCCCCTGCGCCGTCGGTCAGCCCTTACGTCACGTTTGCGCTGTCGTCAGCATCGCCCAACGCTACGGTCAACGTAGTGTCGATGGCGCCTGTAGCGCCAACTGCAAACTCAGACTTGGCGCTGGTGCCTAAAGGCAATGGTGCGCTGCTTGCGCAAGTGCCGACCGGCACAACCGCTGGCGGCAACAAGCGCGGGACGTACGCGGTTGACTTAGTTAGGTTTAGGCTCAACGCTGCAAATGTTGCAAGCGGCGACTACTCCTTTCTTGCTGGCGGGTATGACAACAAGGCTTCCGCTTCATACAGTGTTGTTGCAGGTGGGCAAGGAAACTTTGCCACAGGCAACAGTTCGTTTGTTGGCGGCGGCATAGATAACCAAGCAAACAACCTTTCCAGCGTTGTTGCGGGCGGTCGGTTAAATGTGGCCAGCGGCGACTATTCTGCGATTGGGGGCGGCCGAGAGCATATTGCAAACAGCGCGTTTTCAACGGTTTCAGGCGGCGCTTACGGGTCAACCCGAGGCGTAATTGGCTACCATGCATTTCCAGCCTGTAACGGCCCTATTCTGCCGGTTCCAGGCGGTCTTTCGCAAGCCGGTTTGCTGGTGCTTGGTGCCGAGACAACTGACGCAACGCCAACTGTTATCCGCAGCAATACATCCGCCGCAAGCACGACCAACCAGCTCATTCTGCCAAACAATAGCGCCTATTATTTTAAAGGCTCCGTAATTGCCAACGTAACCGGAGCAGGCAATACAAAATCATGGACGTTTGATGGGCAGATCAAACGCGGCGCCAACGCTGCGGCTACGACCCTGACAGGCTCGACGGTGAGCAGTCCGTATGGGGATGCTGGTGCGTCTACTTGGGCGGTGGCGTTGACTGCCGACACGACAAACGGCGGCCTCGCAGTTACCGTAACGGGCCAAGCTGGAACCACTATTCGGTGGGTGTGCAAACTAGAAACCACTGAGGTAACGTACTAACATGACTGTACTCACGCTTAGCGGTAACGAGGCTACAGCAGGCGACTTGATCAACGGTGCGTTGCGGCTGCTGGGCGTGCTGGCGGAGGCCGAAACACCTTCGGCAGCCATGTCAGAAGACGCGCTGATTGCCATGAACGAGATGATCGAGTCATGGAACACCGAACGGCTCGCGGTGTTCTCGACGCAGGATCAGGTCTTTAGCTGGCCCGCCACGGCGATCAGCCGCACGCTCGGGCCAACAGGCGACTTTGTGGGCAACCGCCCAATTATGATTGACGACTCGACCTACTTCAAAGACCCGACCACCGGCGTCTCGTACGGCTTGAAACTCATTAACCAGCAGCAGTACAACGGGATTGCGTTAAAGACGGTGAGCAGCACCTATCCGCAGGTCATGTGGACCAACATGACGTTTCCCAACGTCGAGATGTACATCTATCCAGTGCCCACGCGGGTGCTGGAGTTTCACATTGTGTCGGTGCAAGAGCTGACGCAGCCTGCCGCGCTTAGCACCCCGATTCTGTTTCCGCCAGGCTACTTCCGCTGCTTTCGCTACAACCTGGCGTGCGAGATCGCCCCTGAGTACGGCGTCGAGCCGTCGCGGCAAGTGCAGCGGATTGCGATGACGTCCAAGCGCAACCTGAAGCGCATCAACAATCCTGACGACCTAATGTCGATCCCGTACAGCATCGTTGGGAATCGTCAGCGCTACAACATCTACGCCGGCAATTTCTAATGAAATCGCCCATCCTCGGCGCCGCTTATGTTGCCCGCAGCATCAACGCTGCGGACAACCGGCTCGTCAACATGTACCCGGAGTCCACCCCGGATGGCGGCAAGACGGCGGCGTACTTTCAGCGGGTGCCGGGAATTTCAGGCATTTTTCCGTTAGGCGGCACCGGCAGCGTTCGCGGCATGTGGGTTGTGAAGGGCGTGCTGTACGCGGTTGTCGGCACGCGGTTCATATCGCTAACAGGCATTGGCACAAGTATCGTCACGCCCACTACTATCAGCTCCAGCATCTCTGGCACCGGGCCTGTCAGCATGGTGGACAACGGCATACAGATCTTCATCGCCACCAACCCAGACGGCTACATCTACAACATCAACACGACGGCGTTTGCAAAGATCGGCGACCCCGACTTTCCAGGCGCTGTCACCGTAGGCTACATCAACGGCTATTTTGTGTTCAATGAGCCAAACAGCCAGCGCGTGTGGGTAACGGAACTGTTTGATGGTACCAGCGTCGACCCGCTGTCGTTTGCAAGCGCTGAAGCCTCGCCAGACAACGTGGTGTCGCTGATTGTCGATCACAAAGAAATCTGGATCTTCGGCAACAACTCGACCGAGGTCTGGTACGACGCTGGCCAGCCAGACTACCCGCTTGCCCCCATCCAAGGCGCGTTTCTTGAGACGGGGTGCGCTGCGCCGTACTCGGTCGCCAAGATGGACAACAGCGTCTTCTGGCTGTCGGCTGACGCGCGTGGCTTTGGTATGGTCTACCGCGCCCGTGGCTACCAGCCGCAGCGCATCTCGACGCACGCCATCGAGTACGCTATCCAGACGTATTCGACGATCTCGGACGCTATCGCCTACACCTATCAGCAAGACGGGCACATGTTTTACGTGCTGACGTTCCCCACTGCCAATGTCACGTGGGTCTACGATGCGGCCACCAACATGTGGCACCAGCGCGGCTACATTTCTAGCACTACCGGCGAGCTAAACCGTCACACGCCAACTTGCATAGCGGCGCTTGGTACGCGCGTATACGTAGGGCATGACACCGAGCCTGAGATTGGCTACTACGATTTCTCGTACTTCAACAATGAGTTCACCAACGCACGCCGTCAGGTGTGGCTGCGGTCGTGGCGGGCGCTGCCGTCAGGCGAGAACACGCTAAAGCGCACAGCCCAACACACCTTGCAACTTGATTGCGAGGCGGGCACGTCTTCGGTAGCCGTGGCTAGCACCACTGGCGCTTCATCAGAAATGCTTGCCAGTCTGCGCTGGTCAGACGACGGCGGGCATACGTGGTCCAACCTCCACACCGTGTCGATGGGCTATGAAGGCCAGACCGGCCAGCGCGTGATCTGGCGCCGGTTGGGCATGACCACCAAGCTGCGCGATCGCGTTTATGAGGTCAGCGGATCTGGCTTTGGTAACGTCGCCATCATGGGCGCCGAGTTGCTTGCGAGCGGCACCAATGCCTAATATCACGCGCATCCCCGCGCAACGTGTGCCGGTCATTGAAGGGCCGGACAACACTATGCAGCGGGAGTGGTACCGCTTCTTCAACAACTCGTTCACGCTCTTGGGGCTGGGGCAGAATCAGTTCACGCTGGAAGACTTGCAGGTTGACCCGGCGGCACAGACACCTCAACTTGTAACGACGCGGTACGGCTATTTCTACGACACCACTACGCAAACCGCCGCATCGATCAACACCGCGTACGGCATGACGTTCAACTCGGTTGGCTTTAGTCGAGGTGTGA